CTGAGGATCCATTACCTGCCCTGCCCTCTGAGGGGCTTCTTCCCGCGGCGCCGTGGCCGCGAGCGCTGGCCGAACCCTTGACGGGTGGTCTTAGGTGCCCCCGGCTGATGGTCGAGGCGTGCGGCGCCTTGCTTGCTGCGGACGGCCATCAGATTCCGAGAGCGGCCTTGATGGCCGCCGGATCTTCAGCTGCGTCGATCGCCTCTTGTACCAAGGCATAGCGGTCGCGGATCTCTTGGCGAGCCGCTTCAGCTGCTGCTGCATCGGCGCCGGGGATCTGCTTGGCGATCAGCTCATCGTGGGGCTTGAACTCCTCCGCTCGAGCCACGCGGCGTTTGTCGTGGCCGATCTCGCGACAGCGCTCGAGATCGTGATCGATGCAGCAGTCACCCATGACCCATGCACCGCGGAAGGTGCGATCGGCCGGGACCTCGGCGGCGTCCACGATCTCGTAGGGGACGCCCTCGGGGACATCCTTCAGTGCCAGCTCAACGGAGCCAGTGGGGGTGATAACGGATACGCCGCCGGATTCGTTCCTGTAGACAATGCGTGAGGTTTTCATGGTGGATTAACGGAAGATGGCGACGCTAATATCATTAGTGTCTATGACACTATTGGCAGAACCAGAGGTAGTGCTAACCTGAACATTTGATGTTGAGCAGGTTATGGTGCCAAGGGTAACTCCATTTGAAATCCCAGTAGACCTGCCCGAACCTGCCGTTGCATAATTTGCATCCACCATCGCCGCAGCAAAGTTCACCGTATAGTCTCCTACCCCGTTATCCGTAATGCTGCTCACGTTGTAGCTTGCCCTGATCGCCACAGTGCCGCTGCCGTTGAAGTTCACCCAGGCTTTTGCGCGACCTGATGCGATCTCGGCCGGCGTGCTGGTGTTGGCGCCGGCGCTGTCGGCCAGTGTGGTGACGCGGGTGCTGCCATCCGTGCCGAGCACGATGTTGTTGCTGCCGGCGCTGGGGTTCTTGAGGTTAGTGGTGCTGAGTGTGCTCATGATCAGCCCTCGTAGAGAATGTTAACGCTGCCCGCATCGAAGGCGTCAGTGCCGTTCACAGTGGTCAGGCGCAGGCGGTCGAGGGTGCCGGAGAGGGTGACAGTGCCGCTGGGCATGTGCATTTGACCAGCATCCGACCGATACAACGTACCCGCAGCCACCCAAGTATTTGACGAAAGATTGGTAAATACAAGCGCCCCGCTAAAAACCATTGCCGGCGAGCCTGATACACAAGTCAAGAAGCCGGTAGTTTCCTGGAATGCCTGGGTGTTGTTTGCAATAACGTAAATGTATCCGGTTCCCGAAAGATATCCAGAAGCTGTAACACCCCCAGATGTTCCGAGCCGCACTACAACATTGCTTGTCCCGTTCGTACTCACCCCGTTGAACATTATTGTGATCTTCTTCACCCAGCTCGGAATCCCGGTGAAATCCACACTGGTGCCGGTTGCGGTTTTGGCGGTCTCAAGCACCATGCGGCCATTCACCCAGCTCAGGTTGCCAGCGCCATCGGTGCCGAGGATGTTGCCATCGCTGCCGTTGCCGGTGGGGAGCCTGAGCGTGTTCGATCCCGCCACCGCCGGAGCGTCAATCTCGGTGAAGCCGGAGGTGGAGCCGTTGAGTCTGAGGGTCATGGCGGTGTCCGGTGATTTAGACGATCACCCAGCTGGCGCCGGACGGCACGGTGACCGTGATGCCTGCGTTGATCGTAACGGGGCCGGCCGAGACCGCATTTTTGCCGGTGCTCAGCGTGTAGCTGGTGGTGACGGTGTTGCTGTTCTCCAGAAACACCGTGTCAGCACCTCCGCCCGTGGCACCTCCGCCCACCTGCGACCATGCGGTGCCGTTGTAGCCCTCGAACTGGCTGAGCGTGGTGTTGAATCGGATCATGCCCGAAGTGGGCGATCCGGGGCGCTCGGCTGTTGTGCCAACCGGCAAGTCCAGCACACCGGTACCGCTCAGCAGCACGTTGCCGGTAAACGTGGCAGTGCCACTAAAGGTCGGGCTGGCGGCTGGTGCTAGGCCAAGGTTCGCGCTGGCCAGCGTGCCAATCGTGATCCATGCGCTGTTTGCTGCATTGCGCAGCTTCAGCAGGCCCGTGGTGGTGTCCGCCCACCACTGATAGGCGTAGGTGGTGCTGGGCTCTGATGCGCCGCTGTTCTGGCTGACGATCGCCGCCAGCGCGTTGTTCAGATCCTGCCGGAAGGCAAGGCCGGACTGGTTGGCCAAGTTGTAGTCGTGCTGAGCCATGCCTTAGATCTGCCTCCCGAACCCGATGGCTGTGTAGGTGAACTGGCGGCTCACGGCACTGCCGGCGCTGTTCTTAAAGGTTACTGCAAACCCTGTCCGCGCAACAGAGGAGATTTCAAAGTAGTCGCCGGTGGCCATGTCGAAACCAGTCACGCCGACACTGGGCGCCTCGAAGAAGGCATTAGCGAAGGTGGCCGTATACGCACCCGCGCCACTTGTCAGCGCCGCTGATTGCTCGGTGCGCTGCTGCAGCTCAAGTTCTGCGCCAAGCTCTTCGATGAGGATGTTCTGGGTCGGGTCGGTGCTGGTGGCCACCGTCTTGAACTGGAAGCCACGACCCCGCACGATCGCGTTGGCAAACTCGCGCCAAGCACTCCAGGTCGGTGTGCCGCTTGGGTCGTCCTGCGTGGTGCGCACATAGGTGAGCGCGTTCACGCGATCGCCACCGGTGCCATCGATCAAGTCCCAAGTATCGATGTCTTCGAAATGGTCATCCCAGAAGTCGCCGGGGATGTAGGGCAGGGTGACCAGCCGCCGGCGCATGTTGCAGTCAAAGACGCCGGGGAAGGCATAGGTAGATCCGAACTCGTATTCGCCCGCCGGCAGCACGCCGCCCACGCTGTCGATCGAGGCCAGCGCATCCCAGTTGCCATCAGTGGCCATCTCATCCACCGCAAGCCCGCTGCTGAGCATGATGCCGCCAGCCCCGCCCGCTTCGGCCAGGCTGGTGACATAGAACATGTCGGTGTAATTGCCGTTGAAGGGCGGGCTCTCCAGCTCCTCCGCGTAGGTCTGCACCAGCTGCCGCGGCTGTGGCGTCGGCAGGTCCACGATCACGCTGGTGGCCACCAGTGACCGGCGGCCGCCGTCATCCTCGAACTTCACCAGATAGGTGCCCTCGAGCAGCGGCACCTGCTTCTGGGTCTGGCTGCCGGCTGCAGCGGCCACGATCTCTTGACTCTCCTCCCAGATGGCACCGGCGAGTGCCACGTTGTGGCGGATCAGCACCTTGCCACCGAGCACCACGTCAAGCTCGGGGGAGCGATCCCAGCTGAGGATGGCGCTGGCGTTGTCGATCGAGATCAGGGACAGGCCAGTGACGCTCTGGGGTGGTGCGGTCTTGCCGAAGGCTTGCACTGTCAGCTTGGCCGGCTCCACTGACTGCCGCAAACCAGCGTTCAGGCTGTAGACCTGCACCTCATAGACGCCGGCGGTAGTGTCGAGGATCTCGTAGTCGGGCCGCGCCTGTGTGGTGCTGGTCCAGTTGCCGTTCTGCGGCCGCCAGCGCACCCGATACTCATTGACGCCAACCACCGGCTGCCAGCTGATGATCAGCTTGGCCAGCGCGCGGCCGTTCAGTTCGTAGAGCGTCTCGACGGCCTGCAGGTTGGTGGGCGCCGCCGGGATGATGTTGAGATCGGTGATGTCCCGCGGCTGCAGCGCCGCGCCGCGCTCGATGTAGTCGTATTTGCTGGCGTTGTAGGCCAGCGCGCTGATCGCGTATTTGGCGCCGTCCTGCTCCTGCACGCTGAGCACGCGCCAGGTCGAGGTCTGGATGTTCGAGGTCTGGTAAAGCCACACGCTGTTCGCGTTGGGCGCTGCAGCCAGCGGTGTGGCCAGGCTGGCCACGTTGCCGGCGATCGCCGTCACCGCACTGCTCTGCACCGTGCCATTGGGCAAGATCACCGAGAGGGTGGCGGCTGCGCCAGCTGCGAGCCCGCTGGCGTCGTCCACCGTCACCGTGGTGGTGGTGGCTGCAGTGATGCGGCCGCCGCGCCGTGAGCCGGCCTTCACCGGGTCGCTGATCTCGATGATCTGCCCAGGCCGCACCACCACGCCGGCATCGATCGATGCGGTGAAGCTGACCACCTCGCCTTCGTACTGCTCCGAGTACAGCAGCCACTCGCCGATCCTGCTGGCTTGGCCGCGGGAGGTGCAGGCAAAGGCGCTGATCTGCGTGGAGACCACGCCGTGCTTCGCGATCGCGGCCTGGTCCTCCACAACCTCATAGGCGATGTCCCGGCTGGGCAGGTCGAGGTAGCTCACCACCGCCACGGTCGGCCGGGTTTTGCGGCTGCTGCCCTGGTAGCTGAAGCCCTCCTCTGAGACGTTGGCCAGCGTGAACAGGTAGGCCGAGTCCGCCGGCCGGTCTTGGCTGATCGTCAGAGCGCCAGTGCTCCAGTACGGCATGGCCCGGAACACCGAGCACATGTCGTTGATCAGCTTGTAAGCCTCCTCGGCCGTCTGGATGTTGATGTTGCAGGAGAAGCGCGGCTCCTGGCCGCCGAAGCCGTCAGGCACCAGCGTCGAGGCGTACTGGCTCGCGGCATAGAAGGCCCATTTGTCGAGCTGCGCTGCCTTGACGTGATCGCCGAAGCCGTAGCGCGTGGAGGTGAGCAGGTCCCACAGGATCCACGCCGGATCGGAGCACCACTGCGCCGCGCCGAGGGTGCCGTTCCAGATGCCGCTGTAGATCAGCCGACCGTTGGTGGTGTCCACCGTCGCGTTGCTGGGGATCCGCACCTTGATGCCGCGGATCAGGTAGGAGCGGCTGGGGATGCTCGAAAACTGCTCAGCGTCCACCCGGAGGCTGACCAGTGCGCTGTTGGGGTAGCGCAGCTTGGCATAGGTGATCTCGGTGTAACTGGTCCAGTTGAAAGCGTTGGCCAGCTTGGCGCTGCCGCTGTCTGCCGTAATCCGGGTCACGCGAATGTCTGCCGGGGTGCTGCTCAGCCCCACTAGGTAGTCGCGCTGATAGGCGTCAGCAGTGCGGCCGGCGATCGTGTCATCGATCACGGTGGTGTAGCCGCCGCCTCCGTACTGCACGGCAATCTGTAGACGCACGTCGGTGCCGTTGATGTCGCCTTCGTTGGTGAACGACTGCAGCTGCGGCACTGTGATGGTGATCCGCGCGGCGTTCACATTGGGGGCGCTGATCGTTTGTGTAACCGGCGTGCCTTGCGACACCTGCACGCCCACCGGTTTCTCTTCCTCGATTTCAGCCGATCCGGGAATGAAGGCCTGATCCTGCGTGCCGTTGCGGGTGTAGACGGTGACGTTCTGAAAGTTGAGCGAGCCGTTGGCGTTCTGCAGCGGCGTGTTGTTGAGGAAGATCGACTGCAGGCCGCTTTTCAGGCCCTCGATCTCGCCTTCGCTGAGCAGGTCCAAAACCTGCGCATACTGCGAGCTGTTGAGGTTGTCGCCCGCTTCTGTCGGGGTGCGCTGTCCGCCACCGACACCTTTGGCAAGCCTGTTCATCCCGCCGCCCGCGCCTGCGATGCGACCAAGGCCGAGACC